TACAAACATTCCTCCCGTCCTCTGTGAGACCATTACATAGGCGAGTGGCTTGCTAGCCTTACCCTCAAAGCCAGACACCGTGTCTATGATTAAATCATCATAGGGAAAGGTTGCTGGATCATCTGTAAAGTAAAGGTTCCTAGACTTAACCTCTAGTACATGGTTACCAATTATGATATCCTTTTCATTGGCAGTAAAGTCTTTAATCTCTTCTCTTGTTTGAGCAAACTCTAGATCTGGAACTAAACTATCAATACCCTCACTTTTAAGTCGCATTGAAACTACTTTATTATACTTATGTCCTTCAGACATAGCCGCCTTATAATCAAACATTACTTCTTAACCTTTGGCTTTGGCATTCTATCTTTAATTAGATTGATTGCTACATCTATTCCTTCTGCATAAGATAGCGCATCTTCTTTAGCCCACAGTAGATTACCATTTGAATCAAATGAGGATCCACGATAGATTAAATACTCTACCTTTTTTAACTCTAGTATTTCTATAAGAAGCTTTCTTTCTTTAGCCACCGCCTTTTGGCATCCACTACAGGGGCAAACCCAGTCGCCTCTTTCTGGGGTTTGATTTGGATCTACCATGGCTATGCCTTCTTAGCTATAACTTGCTTGCTATGAAGAAGCAGATACTTGTTTCCCTCTTCATCTTCAATTTCAGTACCAGAGTGCTCTGGGTAATAGATTGTGTCTCCAATATCTAAATCATTAATTGGTATAATTTCACCCTTGTAGTTTGGCTCCCCATCGCCCATGTCGATAATCTCCGCCATGCTTGGGCCCTGCTCAGTAAATGCTGCAGAGATAACAAGACCTGTCTTGGTTGTCTTGTCACCCTTTTCAATCTTTTTAATTAGAAGCATTGCTCCAATAGGTTTAATCATTTATAACTTCTCTCTATAGATAACCATTATATAATATTTATATGGGTGAGTCAAGCACTTCATCAACTGCATCATCTACAGTTCTTGAATGTTCTTTTGAACATCTACCACATTCTTTACACATATAGTCCTTAAATAAATATAGCCCCATTTATATGGGGCCATATCTAATATATAATTAAACTTTCTTTCGACCAGTCTTCTTTGGTGGTTTTGGATCGGTACTTGTTTCTCTACGAATACCGTGTCTATTTGTGTCCACTTTGATACCAGATCTAATTCCTTGAGTAGGACGCTTTCTTGTAGCCTCACGACTAGTTACCGCACCTGAAGCAGATCCTGCTGCTGGCGGTGGCGCCATACCTGTACCGTCTTCTGACATTAATTCATATCCGTTTCTGTATTAGAAACTCCAAGTGGATTCATGGAGTCTGTGCCAAACATAACTGGTGAATCTAGTTGGCCAGGGCCAACGTCATACACGTTTTGGTTAGGCAATTCTACGCCCATGAATGCTTCAGAGTTGCATCCACACATTGCACACATATTAGTTACCTGTGCCGAATGCTGATGTCTCTGCTGCAGTGTGAACCATCTTGTTTGTAGTTCCTGCTGGACCCTGTGAGGACATATCTGTTGCTGGGAAAGCTGCAGCTGGATCAGCAGCGTACTGCTCTCCAATTGTGTGCTGTACTGCTGGTGTTACTTCGTTAAATCCTGTTAAGTTCAATCCGTCTGTCATTTTATTACTCCTATAGGTTGTATTTAGATGGGTCTAGAAATCCATCTATAAGTATATTATAGCATTTAGTTGATTAGGATCTGTAGTGCTTGTGCCAACATTCATCACAGATATCTATGATGCCACCTTCTGGCTTAGCGGATATCCTAGTAGACTTATTAGTACATCCTGCTATTTCACATATTTCACCAAACACTACTTTGCTCCTTTAGCGGTTTGGCCACGGTATCCCGTCTTCTTTTTATTCATAGATCCTGGCTTTTTAAATGCTGGACTATTTGGCGCAGCAGCAATTCTCTGCTCCAGAGCCTTTTTAATTTTATCGTGGTGCTTACCCATGCTCAATTATCCTTAATATATGATCAATCACTTGTTGAGGCTTCCAATTTGGAGGCAACTCTAAATATCTAATTTCATCCGCTATTTTTTTTCTTAATGTGTCTTGAATATAATCCATGTGTTAATTCTATCATTTAAAGGTTAAAGGGGCAAGGACTCATCCCTGCCCCTTTAATTAAATAGATTACTTTACTAAAGTAACCTTAGCCTTTGGGTTCTTTGCATTCCACTTCTTAGCAAGTGTGTTAAATGATGCCTTTAGCTTTGCAAGAGCAGCAGCGTTGTCCACTGTTAGCTTAGCAATCTGTACATCCTTAGCAGCAAGCGCTGTGTCAGAAGCTAGCTTTGCATCAGCAAGAGCCTTATCTGAAACAGCCTTCGCATCAGCAAGCGCCTTTACAGAAGCCGCCTTCTCATCAGCAAGAGCCTTGTCAGAAGCAGCCTTAGCTGCTACTGCATCAGCAGCAGCCTTTAGAACTGCAGCATCTGCAACCGCCTTAGCAGCAATTGCTGCATCCTTAGCAGCCTTTTCAGAAGCGAGTTCTGATACTAGATCACGAACTGCAATCTCTGCAAAAGGTGATAGTGTTGGAGCAGTCAATCCTACCACTGCTGCTGCAACTGCATCTCCAGCAGTTGTTGGAGCAAATGTGATTAGTGATCGTGTTCCAGCTGTTGGAAGTGTTGCCTTAAATGTGGCAACTCCAAAATCTGATAGTGTTGCACCAGTAGTTACTGTTGCTGTATCCATCACTGCTGTTGAAGCAAAAACTGTTGCTGTAATTGACTTTCCAGACACCTTATTTCCAAAAGCATCTGTTGCAGTTACTGTAATGTCTTGCTTTGTACCAGCAGCACCTGTAGCAGGTGCAGAAACTGATAGATTATTAATTAGTCCAGCAGTACCCTGTACATAGTATGTAAGTGTTACTGGGCCATTTGTGATTACAACTGTTCCAATTGCTGTTGTCTTTGTATAGACATAGAATGTTGCAGTTGTTCCTGTACCAGTTGCAACTGTCAAGGTTGAAGAACCTGACGATGCTCCTACTGGTGCAGCAGTTGAGTGCAATGCAGATACCAATGTTGCATTAGTTGCTGTTGCTGTTACGTTTGTTCCAGCAACGACTGTTGCTTCCAACTTAATAACATCAGCGTTATCAATAGTGTTATCTGCAGGTACTGGACGTACGATTGCAGTAGTTAGTGCTGTTCCAGCAGTTGCTGGTGTGGCAAACGCTGCTGGCGTTAGCGATGCATTCCATGTTGTTGCTACAACTGACATGGTGTTAGCACTTGCAGGTGTTGCTACCATTGTGCCCAATGTCATGGCTGCAACCATGGCTAGAGCGATTTTCTTAAATGACTTCATTTAATTTATTCTCCTTAATTTATCTGCCTCTTGGATGAGCACAGAATTCTAGTTTAGTTCTATTACTTTTACATGAAAAGAACAAGGGTCTCCGCCCTCGTCCCACTCTTGCGCTTCTTCATCTGTTAATGGTGGACCATCATGTGTATTACAAAACACATCCGATATCCAGCCTCTATCATAACCACTCTTGAGCCATATTTCAAACTCTACATGATTAACATAGCCTTCATCAAAGTCTAGATCATCCATTCAGCCAACTCCTTGAGCAAGACATGTTTTGGCTTAGCCCCAACAATAGTCTTAACTGGTTGACCAGACTTAAATAATACCATAGTTGGTATTGTAGATACAGAGTATTCCTGAGTTTTTTCTGGATTCTCATCAACATTTAACTTACCGACAAGTAGGCCAGTCTCAATAGATATCTCATCAAGTATCGGGGACAGCTTTTTGCATGGATTACACCATTCAGCCCAGAAATCTATCAATACTACATCATTTTTAATAACTTCATCGAATGTACTATCTGTGACTATCATTATGCCTCCACATGTGTTGGCCAGAAATAGTTGCATTTTTCACAGCAAGTATAGCCAACATCTTTATAGTCTGCATAATCACTATAGAAATAATAGTGGTCTGGATCCTTTTCAAACAATCTTCCCTTATGAGTATAATGCAATTGATGATTATTCAACCACCATGGAGCATCAGTCTCAAGCCCTAAAAAGTTTTCTTGAAATATCTCATCAAACTGAATATGCGTAGTGTTTTTATAACCACGTAGGACTATGTCACGTATGATGGCTTCATTGTACAGGAACAACCAATCTTCATGTCCCCGCCACATTTTAACTGCTGGATGATTACGCCAAGCGCCTGTCTCTCCGTACATTCCAGCTAATGACTTTAGTATCTGTAGATTCTCTACACTCTGCTTAATTAAACGTTTGCGATCAAGATTCCGTGCAGTTTCTTGAAAGTCCGCCTCTGGTAAAAATGTTTGCATGATACCTATTCTACTAAATAATTGAAGGCTAGTCAATACTAGTCTTGCTTTTGCAACTCTTCTGCTGCTTCATTGATTTTGTCCATATACATTTGAACAACAAAGATAGTTGTTTCAGCAGCGTTTGCCGCTAATGGGGCAAGCGCCTCATCAGTTTGTTGATCTTGTGGTACATTATTTACCCATTTCTGAAATAAAGCTAATTTGATTTCATCAATGATGCC